ATTGTTCGTTCTGCATTTTACCAATCTTTTCCAGCATGTCTTGAATGCTATCAACCATATCTTTCGCGGCCAGCGTTGCTTCGGCTTTGGCCATCTCACTCTCTACTATAAGCTGTTGCTTATTCTCTACCATCCAACGATTCAAACTCTCACGCACCATTAACATTTCCATGTATTTGGGATTTTGTTCGGCTTTATGAATACCGTGTGTGCGCTTAACTTGGTTAAGACTTTCTGTTATTCCTTGTGCAAGAGTATAGGCTTTTTTAAACGTTAGATTTTTATAATCTATTTTAAATCCAAAGCGGCTCTCTACTACTTGGTTAATTTTTTTAGCTCTAGGCTGAAGTGTCATTTCTGATAATCGCATGGTGGTTATTCCCAATATTTTATATATTTAGCACTTGTTAAAGATTTCTGTAATTGATCGTTGGCGTATTTTAACTGTATGTTAGCATCAAATAGTCTCGAATCCCAAATAGCTATTTTTTCTGAATTTTTGTTCTTGATCGCTCGCTCCACACTGGCCTCGTAGTGCACTAGATCATTCTTTAATCGTGTAACTACTTGATCATTAAGCAAAATAGAATCTGCCAGTTTGTTGCGTCCGGTCTGTTCGCACAAGCAATAGAAAACGGCGCTGATTTTTTCGTCAAATATGCCAATCCGGTCTCGATTGGTATTTTCCACTTGCCAATACCCGTTGATATTTAGAACTCGTCGGTTTCCAATGGCATAGCCTTTTTGACCCAAAGGCCAAATGTAAGGTGTGTGATCTTTTACTGCAATCGCTCGAACCTGTTGTTCAGTCCAAGCAGCGAGAAACTTTGCAGTTTCTGCCACTATGTGTTTAGCGTCGCGTATGGATTCTTTTTTTGTATGTGATGTTTCCGTTTTCATTGATTCTGTACAACACGTCTTTGTTCACCAAATGGTTTGCCATGATTTGCTGGCGGGCATCTAGATCTTGTTTGCGTAGTTCCTTGCGGTGCTCCAGCATGTCCAAGACCTCGGCCTCTTCGTTGGTGATAGGCAATGTAATGTTATTTAATAGTTCTACAATTCGCATACTTTATTTAGTTGCGATGTGTACACCCAATGTGATCAATCCTGTGATTAGGACGCCGATAATGGTGGTCCCAATTGTGACTAGAGTTTTGTATTGGCCACTGTCTTGGTTGGCCAAGGAAGTTTTGATGTCCACAAGATGGTTTTCAACCTTGTCCATTCTGGACTCGAGATTGTTTAATTTCTCTTCCAAACTGTTGTACCTTTCAGCGCATAACTCTACGTGCGCCTCCAGGCTTTTCTTTTCAATTTCCGTACCGGCCATTTTGTTCTCGTGGTTAGTTGACGCTGTTAAAAATGTGCCGTAATGTGTGCCGTAAAGTGAGCCTATGTGGTGCCAGAGCATCTAAGAGTATTTATTAGATCAAGTATTTTTAATAAAGTGTATGTTTTTTATAGCACCGTAAGGGTAAAAAATTGGCAATATAAATCGTGCAGTTTCTTCAAGACCACAAATAACCGGCACTTGCTCAAATAATTCTTCCAGTATCCCGACATCGTTGTTGTTGCGTACAAATACATCGGCGTGCTCTATTGCAAATCGCCAACCCCAAACTTGATGTACACCCTCGTAAAATTCGCCAAATTCGCACCATTTGACATCTACTTCGGTGCGATGTGGTTCTATCAAGGTTATAGGTTGTGTTACTAGACCTACTGCTTGCAACACCGTTTCCCAATTGCGTTGTTGGTTGCGTTGTAATCCGTCGAGACCGCGAGTGACTCCGGTGGGTGTGATATCCACTAGCGTATGCAGTGTGTAGATTTGTATGTTGTCTTGCATACGAATATTTAGTCAAGAAAAAACCCACCAAAGTGGGTTTAATCCAGTTTTAAAACTATTAAGCTAGTTTAATACCATTGGCTGATGAAACTGCAAATGCTGTCATTGATGAATCAACTGCACCTAGCCATACGTTACCGCTTGTGACGTTAGCATAATTTGTACCACCCATTGATACTACTGATTTAATAAAGTTTGTTAAAGCAGTATCGCTTGCCCAGCCACTACGCTCGGCCAACAAACTAATTTCGTAGTTGTCAACTTGATATGCCAATACTGTAGCATTGGCTGAAACTGCACGAACGATTGTCTCAACTGCACCACCTGTTGTTAGTTCAGCTGCTAAGTTAGCACCTGGAACTGCTGCAGAATAGTTTGTAATTGGGAACGTAATCTTGTATGCTGTTAATGGAGCTGCAATACCTGTATTGATAATTACTGTATTGGCTAACGAGCGACCTGCATCAACGTTAACTACACCGGCTGCATCGCCGTTAATTCTTGTAAAAATTGCCATTTTGTTTTTCCTTTAAAAATAATGAGTCCTTGGACTACATGTAATTATTTAGCTTTTGTTAAAAAAACCTATGCTCTTCCGGCAAAATTGGCGCGACTAAAAACTCCGCGATTTACTAATTTTATAAAACCCACAGGACTATCTATATTGAATCCCTCGCCTTTGGGAGTGTCGCCCACATACTGTTCTATGCCGCCCACTTGTGGCTCTAGTTCGGCCAGTAATGCCAATTTAACTGCGGTAATTGCACTGTAAACCTCGTCCAATGCCAACACAATGGGTTTGTTTTCTTTTGCAGCAAATACGGCAAACTGTGGTTTTGTTAGTTTGCTCTGTAGCCAGTTGCCATCCACTGCCTGGCTAGTGACTTTTCTATTGTAGTAGGTTTGAAGAGCGGATTTACTAGCACCTGTTAGGCTTGCTAAAAACTCATTGCCGCCAGCTACAGAAAAATTGTTAATTGCTCGTTTGGCAGAATCTATCAATCTAGTCGGAGTTTTCATTCGAAATCGAGTATTCATGTTGCCGGTGAATACTGTGATGTATTGATTTGTGGCAGTTAGTCCGCCTAGCCCGTCCATGGTTTGCCGTCCCATCAACGGAGTATCAGCACTGGCCTGTATGTCACTGCCGTAACTGTGTACTGCCAGGCCAATTTGTCGCCCGGCAATTTGTTTGCCCAGGTCGCTAATGGCTGGTACTTTGTATGTTACACCGTGCGGATTGGGGCGGAATACAAATTTACCATCGTCTTCAGTAATGTCAACTCCGGGTTCGGTCCACATGAGGTCACCCTGCACAAATCCGCGAAATGCGGGCGGGCATATCGAACCCACTGCATTAAACGCCTTGGCCAACTTTTCACCTACAGTCATGTTTTTACCATTTTGTTGATAGTACTGCAACAATTGCTCGGCACTGGTCACTTGCCCGCCAGGATTGCCAATGTACTCTTTGTAGTTCATGGCAAACTTACCATCTGTGGTTCTACGACCAAACACAATGGCGGGTGAGCCGTCCCATTTGATTGTGACCGACTGTGGCTTTTGTACAGCACCCGCCATAGCATCAAGCACGGCCATTGCACTTTCACTGCCTTGGAATATAAAGTCTTCAGGGTGTGGGGTACGTGCACCTTCAGTTAACTGTTGTATAAATCCGTTTGAATATTTCATTTTAACTTTTGATTGATATGTCTAAACCATTCACTGGGGTGTGCGCTGGCTTCCAATTGTGGCAGTTGTCGACCACTCTTTGCAAGATACTCGGCAAAGTCTCGTAGTTTGTCGTTGCGTTTGGGATCGTTACGTAGTGCACGAATGGTGCTTTCCACGCTGGCCAAATCTCGAACTGTGCCTTGCCCATCAAAAAACATGTGTGCCATTTTGGCAGGATCACTAGTAACTAGTTCGTTGGTGTCTCGAGCATGTACTCCGGTAATGACATTGACCTTGACCCCTAATACTTTTCCAATGCTGTTAAACAATACTGCACGGTCCACGCCTTTGAATTGGCTGTCTGTGGGCATGGCGGCCAGCATGAACTTGCTCCACTTCATATTGGTTAAAAAGTTAAAGTCCACTTGTACGTATCCCTGTTTGGGGTCACCATTGATGGGGCAACGAAAGTGTACCTCAATACCGGTGGCGTCAATCCAACGATCCAAATGTGCTGGCTCTTTTCCCCGAGCTTTACTATTGATAATTTGATCATCAGGAATACCTTGCTTTTTGCACCAATTGGTCAAAACACCAATGACAGCATCTTTTTTAATTACATTGCCGTCTAGTGCTAGATCAATATCTCCTGACGTTTCAGTAACACCAGTGCTGCCCAGTAGTTCGCTTTTTAAACGTAAACCTGTAACTTGTTCTAACCAGGCCACTGTGGTGGCGACATCGTTCCTATTGATACGTTGAGTAACAGGAACTTTCTTGTCATCTTTAAAAACGTTACCGCCTTCTAGTAATATCATTTCAACATCTTCTTTAATAACATTGCACTGAAATCCACACTCTCTTGCGTGGCCGGTTGCGGTGCATTTTGTGTATTTTGTTGCGCCGAAGGCTTGGGAATATTGTAACTGATACTGGCTGGAGCTTGGCCTTGCACATGAGTCGAGCCCAACATATTACTGTAATTGGGAGTTTGTGCAACTGCAGGTTGAGTTAACTTTTGTTGTGTATTAGTTGTTGCCACTGGCGAAACATTGTTTGTTTTAGGTGCAACCACCGTTTGTGTATTTTGTTGAGCCGTACCAGTTTGAGCCTTTGGTTGTGTTGCTTGGTTTACACCTTGTGCCACTGCTGATGCATTGGTATTGGTATTTTTATTTGTGATATTTATATTTTGTGCTGGATTATTAGATCCTGCAGGTTGTTGTACAGGTTGATTGCCTTGTACTGGTTTCTGTTGTGGTTGATTGCCTTGTACTGGTTGTTGTACTGGTTGTTGTACTGTTGGTTGTTGTGCTGTTGGTTGTTGTGCTGATTGGTTGCCTTGTACTGGTTGTTGTACTGGTTGTTGTACTGTTGGTTGTTGTGTTGTCTGAGTAGTTTGTGCTTTTTCAGCTTGTGAGTATGCCGGTCTTTTCCATGTTGGTTTATCTGCAACATTTCCCCAAGCAAAGGCTCCTCGATCAACACCTTGAGTGGTTCGTTGCAGTGCGTTACCCACCCCGTTCCAAAATCCACCTGGTTGTTCGATTTGGGCCTGTGCTTGTGGGGTTGTGGTCTGTTGTGTTTGAGCATGCATGTTTAATGACATTGTTAAATTGGGATCGGCTTTTTGTCCTTTATCATCAAACCAATCTCGTCCGGACTTTCTCCAACGCTTGGGTTGCCCGTACTCGTCCTTGAGCGACAACTCATTTGAGTATTCAGCTAAAAATTCATTGCTTTTCATATTATTCTTTTGCCATTTTGTTTAACAAAGTGGCACTAAAATCTCGATGCATCTCGGTTACAGGAGTGCCTGGATTTATCTTGCCCGCCATCTGTTTTTGCTTCATGGTTTGATCGGGTACTGGAACTTTAGCCACTGGGTGCTTGGTTCTAGTATCATAGGTGGTACCTTGCGGTGCGCCTTGTGGCTTGAATTGGTTCATGTTGAGACCAGTAGGTACGTTGTAAGTTACTTTGCTGGCTGCTGGCATTTGTTGTCCGTAATTGGGCACTGCTTGTGCTTGTCTACGTGCCACTTCTCTACGTCCCACATAGTTTGCACTCTTGGGATCGTTCCATCCTGGTGCATTGGCAGTGGCCTTTTGATTTATGTTTACTCCATTCACACTAGCTGGTTGACCGATATTGTATTTGCCAACCGTGGTTGGAGTAGCCGGCGCAGCAGTTGCAGCAGTTGCTTGTGGTTGAAGGTTTTTGTCTTTATTCTTATTCTTATTTTTGTTCTTGTTTTTATTTGTGATGTTGATGTTTATGGCACCGTTACCACCTGCCGGTTGTGATTGTGCCTGTGTTGGTGCATCA